AAATCATTCATGATTTATCTCCACAATTCTGCTAAAAGCATCTTGAGCTATAAATCTAGCAGCACCAGTTTCGCCATGCCTATTCTTAGCCACAACCAAAGCAAAATCACTGCCCTGCCCATCAGGGTTATCGCCTTCACGATGCTTCCTACCAATCATCAACACAACATCAGCATCCTGCTCAATACTTCCAGAGTCCCTTAGATCACTTAACTGGGGTTTACCGTTGCTCCGATTCTCTACGTCACGATTCAACTGAACAGCAACAACAACAGGGATACTCAACTCCAAAGCAAATTGCTTTAACTGATTACTGACACTGCCGATACGAGAAATCTTGTCCCTATGCTCAACGTCATCATGCATCAAACCCAAATAATCTATAAACACAGCATCAACCTTACGAACCTTAGAAGCAGCCGAAACATAAGCCCGAACCACATTAGGAGTCAACTTACCTAAACCGATAAGGCCTAGATTGTTGCCCAAACTATCAGCTGCCGAAGCAACAACATCCCTAGCCCAAACATGAGTAGCATCAGCGTTCATAATCTCAAAATCAAGCTCATCATTGGCAATCAAAGAATAGTCAATACACAACGCCTGAGCCAACAAACGATGTTGCAACTGCAGAGCAGGCATCTCCAAACTAAAATAAAGCACGTGCTTACCCTGCTTCGACAGTTCAAAAGCAGCCTGCAAAGCAACAATAGTCTTACCCTGACCAGGGCGACCTGCCACAACATAAAAACCTGCATCACGCCAACCACCAATAAACTTGTTCAACCGTTTCCAGCAAGTAGGCATAAAAGGGGGTTTGCTCGACATCTCAGACACATACTCAGGCAAAAACTCTCCAGGATAAACAATGCTTAGACCAACCTGACTAGCAGAAACACGATCCACAACCTGCAACGCCCCAGCAACCAAACCAGAAACATCACTCTCAACCTTCAAAGCATCATCAGCCAAAATCCTTCCAGCCAACTCCAACTCACTTTTAGCCCACATAGCCTTCAACTGTTTAGCATGATAAACCACAGCAACAGGCGACATAGGGGCATCACCAGTGCACTCAAAGACACGCTCAACGCCACGCCCATCCAAACCAGCGTTCACCAACACAACATCAGGTTCAGCACCATCAGCACGCAACACCTGCATACGCTCAAAAATCAGCCTATTCAAAGCATCACCAAAATAGTCTGCAACAAGCTGCAAATCATCCCACACCTTCGGGAAAGTCAACAACCCACCTAACACGCTACGCTCAACAGCATCCCTAGTATTAGTCATTTACAGCCCTACCCCACCAGTCATCATGATCACTAGGTTTATAGCTCTTCCACTTCTCAAAGTTCAACCAAGCATCAGGTTCAAGCATTTCCCTATTAGCCTGCGAAGCAGTAACAAGTAAATCTTCACTAGTGCCCTTTAGGAGTGCTTTTGTCCAGGCACGATAAACCTTGGCTTCATCAACAGTCATGTTTGGGAAATTCCCTAAAAAATCAAAAAACGCTTTGTTATTTACTTTATTTATTTGTTTATTTAATAGGCGGAAGTTTTTGTCGTTTTCAACGGAAGTTTTTGCAGATATAGCGGAAGTTTCTGTAACTGAGATAGCGGAAGTTTTTGTCGTTTCTATACAGGTAATCCAATACAAATTAGCCTTCTTCGAGAGATTGCTTCCCCTAACCCATTTCAACTCATCTAACGCTTCAAGGCGTGTAATGCTGTTTCTTATGGATCTCTTATCAACACCGCAAATCTTGGATAGGTAGTCTTGGCTAGGCCATGCACCCACTCCAGGCTTATACCTTCTAGCAATCGCCAATAGAACTAGCTTGTCTGTCTTGCTGGCTTGAGAGTTATCCCAAACCTTATCCATTTCGTTGTAGCCCATTAGTTGTGTCCTAAATACTTCTTCATGGCTGTCAACTTGCACAGCTGCATTTGAACCTGCCCATGAACGTTACACATTACTTGAATAGAAGCAAGTCCACAGGTATCGCAATCTTCTTGACTAGCGTTTGGACATGGCTCATCTAAACTGTTTTGCTTTGGCAGGCAAGTATCAATCTCAACGTGTTGAACTGCTTTATCTGGCAACTGCAGAAAATTAAGTTTCTTTAGGTTGCAAGATTTACAGGAAGCTACAAGATTTGAGATGTCTTCAGCCAAGAACATAAACTCTGCAGGCCAAGCCGAAACAGGAATGACATGATCTATCTGACTATTAGATTTATCTAGGCTTTTGTCACAGTAAGCACATTGAGCATTATCACGCCAATAAGTCCAGAAGCGTAGTTCTTTTGCTTTTGTGATTGGTGTTCGTAAATCATGTTTCTGGGTAACAAACTTGTTCCTAGCCTGTTTATCCTGTGCAAAGCCAACAATCCCATAGGTCAAGACAGTGTTCAGTCTTTCGGCTGCACTTTCAGTTGCAAACCATTCAAGAACAACAAACTTCCATTCATTGATAATGACCTGTTGTTGCCATTGTTTTAGTTCAGCATGGTAGCCGTATAGTTGATTTTCTAAATCCCAGTCTTTGGCTTTTCTCGCCTGCTTCTGGAGTGCTTCAAGCTCATAAATTTCGGCTTGTCTAGTCTGAAACTCTTTATTCAATGTGTAGCCTTTCTTCGGCTACTCACTGCTAGAATGAATATGCCGATAGGTGATTTATCGGTTATGTGGGGTCAGTTCTTTTGCTAGGGCTGACTCCACTTTTATCTTATCTGAAACCTTAGCATCTGTTTCAATGATGTGTGTCTGTCTAACACAGTCCTTTAAGCCACAAAGTCTTTCCCCTGGGCGAAACAAGTTTCCTTGCTCATCAATAGGCAACCAGTCATCGTTTAGCTCATAAATCCACAGCCAACAACTGATACGGCCTAATACAGGGTGATTCCACTTGTAGTCACGTCTAATGTCTGTGCGATCATCACGACAGTCACGACACCAAGTTGGGTTGACTGCGTTGCGTATTTTACGTTTGTAAACTTGCTCTTTGTCTGTGGTTATGCCGCAGCGTGGGCAGTAAACAATCTCATTTTCTACGTCGTATTGTGTCCGAGTCATGAAGACATCTAACCACAACTACAAAGAAAACACCTAATCCATGTAACTTATCAGCGTGTTGAGCCTAATAGTTTGCTCATTTAGCCTGACAAGGGTCTTGCCCCGAAGAACAGGGTCATCTGTAAGGGAAACGACAAGTTCACCTAACTCTCTGATGTGTGCAGAGAGTACGCTAATTGCTTGAAGCAGCTCCAGTGATTCCATCGGCCTTACCCTTGATTGCTTCCAGAATAGCAGTAGGGGCTTTACCTTGTTTCGCTTCGTTGTATAGCGATCGTAAGCCTTCAATGTCGTTGATGTTATCTAGTGCAGCCTGCCAGTTACGAGCTACTTCAGGAGTGCTTAGCCTGGCTACTTTGCTCATTTCACTTGCTGAAGGCCGTTTCCCTTTAGGACTAAACTCGCCACCTAGCATAGAGATTGCTCTACCTACAGCTGACGTTGCACAGTTCTCAACAAAAGATGTTTTGTTTACAGGCGAAGACCCTAGGCGTTCTTCAGCGAAGTCAACCGTTGCAGGATAAAGGTCATCTTTATGCAAATACACTTCTGCCTTGAACACAACCTGCTCAGGTGTAAAAGTTACTAACTCAAGATTGATTCTGCCACTGCCCCACTTTTGCCAGAAGAGATCTATACGCTCTTGAACAGTTTGATACTCGGATAGGTTGAAGTGTGCCATTAGTTATCGCTCCAAGTTACAGTCATGTTCTTTTCTAACCAAATCCATTGTGGCAAACCATAAAGTGTTACGCCTACGCTGCCTGAGTCTAGGACTTGAATACCTGATAAGACACCTGAAACAGATGTGCTTTTGAGTTTGTCGTTGCGAATAACTATGGCGATGTTGTTGCCTACGGTTAGTCCTTTTAGATCACTTATTTTCATGCTTTTGCTTTCTTGATTGTTAGATAAGGGGCGTTCCCTGCTCTTTGAGA